TCTATAATTCTTCCTTTAATAGTAAAACCTTCTGCCCGGAGCCAACATACATCGTACATGGCGTTATGAAAAATTTTATCGGCGGGTGTATTTAAGACATCTTGTAACCATTTGGACACTAAAGATTTATCTATGTTACCCCCTCCTTCATGAGCAATCGGATAGTAGGCACAAAAATCTTCAGTAGCTACGGAAATTCCTACAATTTTTCCAACCCCCACCACGGCGCCTGATCCCATACGTACATTTAAATTTGGATCTTGAGTTTCTAAATCAATTGCAATTTCACTGTATTTTTTTAAGTCTGGAAAATCTTCTGGAGGAAGCCATTCGGTCTGTGGTTTAAATAAAGGAATTTGCATTAAGAATAATCTCTTTCAATAATCATATCAATATAATGTTTTGCTTTTTCCAAATCTTGTACTTCTCCTTTATGTTTGTGACGGCAGATATATTTAATAGCATTTCCTTCGGCGAAAGGCAAATTATTCTCATTGATAAACTGTGCCGGTTGAATCTTCATATCTTTATAGTGAGATCCTCCAACTTGTTTTTTATAGGATTTCATATTTTAAAACTCTTATAAATATCTTTAGGTCGAATAATGTGTAGATGTTTTTTTGTTCTTGTGGCTCCTACATAAAATAATCTATTTTCATCATCCGGATTTCGATCGTAACTCTTTTGTGTGTTTAAACTTAAATCAGTAAGAAGAACTACATTATCTTCTTCTCCTCCTTTAACCCCATGAATCGTTGATAATAAAATTCTAGGCTCTTTATTTAATGCCTCTCCGTTAGCTCTCATTTTTCTTATGTAATTAACGCTTTTAGCAGGGGCCTGATCCATTGCTTCATACCATACAGCGTTGGTTAAAAGTCCATGCTTATTGTAACATTCTTCTATTCTATAAGGCTTATCTTTATTTAAATATTGTAAATTTTCTTTCATGTAATGTTTAGGAGACATATAGGTTGCTATCTCTTTAATTTGATCTGCCTTTAATTCTTGAGATTTCCTAAAATTTTCCCAATTTGTAATAGCATTATAAAGATCGGACTCATATCCTTTCTTAGATTTATTTTTATAAAAAAACCCCTTTTTATAGAGCTCTTCTTCTAAATCTTTTAACATGTATTTAGTTCTAGCTAACACGTACCATTTTCCTTGACTCATATCTATGTCTTGAAAATCATGGTAATAAGAAAGCTGCCCATTTTTATTTTTAGGTGCCCATTCTTTATGATGTCTTTTGGAAATTCTTTTAACAATATTCATTGCTACATCATGTACTACTTGGGGCACTCTTAAAGATTGAGTTAATTTTAAAAATTTCCCTGTTTGAGTAATAAAACTATCGACATCTGCACCAGCCCACCTAAAGATAGCCTGGTCATCATCCCCAGCAATAAAGGAATCTTTTGTTTTATCCCAAATAAATTTAGCCATATCCCATTGCATTCGAGAAAGATCCTGTGCCTCATCAATAAATACAACATCAAACTTAGGGCATGTGTCTGATTTTATAAAATCTAAAATCATGTCATTATAATCTATGAGTCCATATTGTTTTTTATAGGCATTTAATTCATTGGCAAATATTTTTAAATTTTTTACAGAAACATCTTGGGTATGTTCTTGAAGATTAAATTGTTGTTCAGGTGTAATGTTTCTTAATTTAGCGAGTTGAATGATACGAAGATAATCACTTTTAGTTGTGAAGATCCCTGTAAATTCATCATCGTATTCATTGTAATCTACTCTAATATTTATTTTTTTCCCTAGGTCAGCATAGTGTTTGGTTTGCATTACATTTTCTTTTTTAAGACCCAGTCTTCTAAAGGCTAAAGAATGGAGAGTTCTAAAATAGGGAAGATCGTCTTCTGTTAAATTAAATTTTTTAATTGCCTCATCTCTGGCATGATAAGCAGCTTTTTGTGTGAAAGAAAAGTAACCAATACGATTAGGGTCTGTTGTCTTTAAATATTTATCTACTTCTTCTAACAAAGTCCAAGTTTTCCCTGTTCCTGGTGGTCCTAATACTATTGTTTTCATAAAATAAATCCTCTAGCTTTTGCAAATATATAGTCGTCCTCTCTGCTAGACAATCTCTTATTCTTTTTTCCTTTATGATTACCACTTCCTGTTTTCCATTTTAAATTATCCGGTAAGAAATTACATTTATCATCTCCTGTATGAGATACCTGACAATATTTTTTAGGATCTGCATTCCAAACATAGGCTTTTGCTACAATGACATGTACCAGTTTAGGGCACGTTTGAGGGTGATTTATATCTAGAAGACTTATCATCATGTAATTAGTTGAATCAGAAAAGTAAATGGAACCTATCTTTATTTTGTTCCCATGCAGAACAGTTATAAAAGGCCAAATAGGCTTTGCGTAGATAGAGTCTTTGGGTGCTTGTTTATGAAAAAGATGCAAACCCCCGGTAGGATATATAACATATTTATTTGGTACAATTTCTGGCATAAAGGTTTCTATTTTTTTAGGTACAAGAAGATGATTATCTAATGTTCTACTTACCACTGGTTGTTCAAATAAAGCTAGTTGGTGGCCACGCATTAAAATGGATCCTTTGGTTTAAATTGTTTCTTTTTATAAGTATCTTCTTGTTTTTCAAATTCTTCAGACACCATAATGTTGGGTCTTTTCTTTCCAATTGTTTCTCTTTTAATTTTACATTTACACTTGTCCACTAATAATTGCATTGTAATATCATAAGGTTCTTTCCATTTTCTACGCAATAAAAATTTGTTATAAAATTCTCTAAAAATAAAATGATGTTTACCTTCATGATTCCAAACGTTTCCTCGTTCCATGTCTTCTTTGGTTGCTCCCATTCCTGTACGATCGGTGCAAAATTCTTCAAGATGTTCTTTTAATTGATTAATTTTCGAAGATCCTTCTGGAGCAGGTACGGGTTCTAGCCCTGCTAGAAGTACGTCTATATAAATCCCAAACTCTTTTGGAGAAACTCGTGGGGGTCTTTTATTAATTTGTTTTGCAACTGCTCTTTGAAATAATCTTTGCTCTAATAAGGTTTCAACATTTTCTAATTTAACTCGTTGACCATCTACGTTTACATAATAATAAGGTTCGTCTAATTCTATTTTTTGAAGATCACTCAAGACGGGAAAAAGAGCATCTCCTCCTATTCCATATTTTCTTTTACGACATAAGTCTTTATCACAATAACTGCACATGGGTTCATCTTTGCATTTGTATCCCCATTCTTTTTTCTCATGTTGTAATTTAATTCTTTCTACAGCGGCATCCTCTAATGGAGGAACCATGTAACTCTGATTAAATAAAATTACTTTACTTCCCCAATTTTGGGACCACTTCTTTTTGGCATATACTACATAATGAAATAAAGCATTATCTCTTTTTCCTTCAGGGATTTTTTCAGCAGCCAGGGTTTCCATACATGGAGGTCCATCAGCCAATTCTGATTGAGGTCTTTTTATTTTTAAATTCTCTAATTGTTCGGGGGTGAGTTTATGTCTTTCATACAGCTCAAAAAAAGCATCTAGCTTAATAGCATTACCCTCTGAATCAAAGGCATATCTTGTTGTTTTATCTGAATTAAAGTATGGCAAGTTGAGAAAATTTCCTGTATCATCTTTCGATTTTAATTCAATCTGTTTTGGAAAAACTTCTGAACTTCCAAACCCTAATATTGATCCAATAGAAATAAGCCTTTTCCGTATTAACGCGGCATCTACGGGTGCGGTTGTAAATAAAAATATATGTGCTCCTCCACTTTTAGATCTAAAAGTTATAAGTGGAAGATTTAAATTTTTAATTTGTTTGAGTAATTTTTTATGATCAAATCCTGCGTAAGAATCTACGTCAATACAACCCCATTTACATTTATTATTTTCATTAATGGGGATGATTCCTAGACTAGGTTCAATTCCTTTAAGATGATTTTGCCAAAGTATTTCTATAACTGGATCACGTTTGACAAATGATTGTCCTTTAATTTTGGTTCCATCTATGTTTTTCTTTTCAACATAGGTGCAACCATGTGCTCGTTGTAAGCCTTTAAATATATCTATAAATTTCTGTACCATATCTATTATAAGGACGGGTTAAGTCTCCCGCTCCCGTCCCCATATCCCAAGGAGGGTTCCTTAAAAAGGTACGTCCGTTTTAGATTCGTCAGTTTCATGTTTAGCTTTAACTTCACCTTTGCTAACGCTTACAGCAAAATTTTTAGCTATATCATAAACTGTCTTATCTGTAACAGGACCTACTTTAGAAACGTCCCATCCAAACCAAGTTCCTTTATCATTGGATTGTTGGACCGTTTTTAATTTATAAATGTGGCTATATGTGGGCGGCGTAAAGACTCCGTTTCCATTAGCTCTTGGCATTTTAGTACTCAACATCATTGAGTTCCATTTCTTACTAATCTTTAATTGAGTAGATTTCATGGAAATTAACGCTGTCGATGGACTATCTCCTAATACCACAACAAAATGATTTGCTGTGTTCTCAAGATAATTACCATTTGCTAGGCGGTCTTTATTTTGTTTATCCCTCGTAACTTTTGGGATATCGTCACCAACATCGTAAATATGGATTGGTGCGCCTTTACCTTCACCCCGTTCTTGCCATTCTATATACTGTCTTTTATAAAAGACTGGCATAACTTGGATGCCTTTAGTGCCATCATACAGTTGATTAGTCACTGTATTCAAAATCATGCCGGGCTGTGCGCCTTCAACATGTTTTGCATCCAGTTTATTAACTTCTGGAGATAGCTGTCCCAAGACTTTCAAAAAGGGTAACGCAAGATCTTCCTGCGTTATATTTTGTGCGCCTTGGTTTGCATCAGCTTCAAATACATTTGTAGCCAATGCTCCTGCTTGTTCACGTTTCATGATTCGTTGTTCATTTTTCGTGTTTATTGTTTCTTTGTTCATTGTTAGTTTTTCCTTGTTAGTTTGGTTCGGTTTCCTACGAACACGTTAAAAATATCCATGGGTATATCTTTTCCATTTTCAATACGCTCACGGACAAGTGCTTTGAGAGTCATGGGCTCAACCTTCAACTTTTGTGTTGGCTGAAACCCCTGACTCTGCGCAAGGTTAGCATATTCTGCCGCCTTGTTATCTTCATTCCGTCCAAAGGAAACGGTCACATCATTTTTAATAATGTCACCTAGGCCATTGGAACGAAGCCAATTATATGCTGCTTCTCTATTTTAATCGAGATGTTAGCATGATAATACGGTTTAATATCAACTGCAGATCCATCTGCAAGTTTGATGGATGATAACCCCATTTCACTTAAAAGTGTAGGGATAACTTCACCTGAAATTCTTTCAATGTCACGTTTTTTATTTTTTAATGATTCTTCATCGGCTTTTAATTCATCTTCAAGATCTCGAAGATTTTTAACTTGTTCTGCTAATGAAGTTAGATTCGATGTACGGTCTAAAACTTCTTCTTGGTCTTTTTCAAAATTAATTTGGTTCATAACTTTCTAATTCCTTTTTTATAATTTCTACTTCTCTTGCTGCTTGCCAATATCGTTTCCACCAAACTATATCTGAAAAATAAGTTATAATAAAAGTGGGTAGAGTATACAGTCGGAAGAAAAATGAAAAAACGGGTTTTTGTTTATAATATTCGTGAAGAGCTTTCCTGGAAATCTCTCTGTTTTTTTCTACCTCTAAAAAACCTTCCATCCATTTTTCAGTGGACTCAAGTCTTTTTCTTAATATATAGTATCCTTTATTTATTTCCATATTTTTAATTTATACTTAGAATGTGTCGCTTTTAAGGCACTATTCATCTATATTTCCTTTCTCATGTAGATTTATATCAATGGAATAATATCTTCTTTCTTGTTTATCCCATTTAAGTAATTTGTATTTACCGTTTGTTATGTCGGATACAATTGAACAGGCCACACCAATAATGGCAGGATCTCCGGTCAATAATAAATAATCAGCTGCCTTATAATTTTTTAACAAATTCCTTAATTTAAAAATTAAAGGACCTGGTGAAAAAATAATTTGAGAAAGTTCAGGAAGTAAGAATTTAAATTCTCCAAATTCTCGTGCCCCCATAATGTTAATTTTAGGGCGTCCGTCACGGGTGCCTGGAATTTCTTGAATCACATAAACTATCGATTTTTCTTCTTTCATATATTGACAAGTATATAGGTTATCCTGTATAAGAAGTCAATAGAAAGATGAAATATAAATTTAAAACTGAGCCGTATGCGCATCAACTTAAGGCATTAGAGATGTCTTGGAATAAGGAAACGTTTGCCTACTTCATGGAAATGGGTACTGGTAAAACAAAAGTTCTTATTGATAATATGGCCATGCTTTATGATCATGGAAAAATTGATGGTGCATTAATTATTGCACCGAAAGGAGTTATTAATACTTGGTACCAACAAGAGCTCCCGGCTCATATGCCTACGCATATTGAAAATGTGTCCGTATTGTGGCAAGCCCTGATTAATCAAAAGCAACAAGATAAATTAGACACTTTATTTACTACGGGTCATCAACTTCATATTTTAATTATGAATGTTGAATCTTTAAGTACTATTAAAGGTGTCAAGTTTGCTTATAAATTCATATCCTCGCATAAGACCTTAATGGTAGTGGATGAAAGCACTACCATTAAAAATCCTAAAGCCAAGAGAACCAAGAATATTATTAAATTATCTAAATTCACCAAGTACCGTAGAATTTTGACCGGTTCTCCTGTTACTAGAAATCCTTTAGATCTTTATAGTCAATGTGAATTTTTAAGTCCTTGGCATTTGGACAGTGCATCTTTTTATTCGTTTAGAAACAGATACGCAGAAATGAAGACTATGAATTTTGGTGGACGTTCGATTCAGATAGTAGCTTTTTATAAAAATCTAGGAGAATTATCAGAAAAATTAAAGCCCTTTTCTTACCGAGTTTTAAAAGAAGATTGTTTGGATCTGCCTCCAAAAATTTATATGAAAAGAATCATTAGCCTTACTCCCGAACAAGAGAAGATTTATAAAGAGATGAAAGAGAAAGCCATCGCTGAAATGAATGGTGAAAGAATGACAACCGCTACGGCGCTGACTCAATTAATGAGAATGCACCAAATTACCTGCGGCCATTTTAAAGGGGATGGTTCGGAAATTCAGGATATTAAACATAATCGTCTCGATGAGTTGATGGATGTATTAGAAGAAATTGAAGGGAAAGCCATTATATGGGCTCATTACCAACATGACATTCAAAAGATTGTGGCTGAAATAGGACGGGTCCATGGTCCACGATCCGTGGTTGATTATTACGGGCTCACGCCCCAGGATCAACGACAGAAGAATAAAGACAAATTTCAAAATGATCCAAACGTTCGGTTTTTGGTCGGAACACCCCAAACCGGCGGATACGGGATCACGCTGACTGAGGCCAATACCGTGGTTTACTATTCGAACGGCTATGACCTGGAAAAACGACTACAGTCCGAGGACCGTGCACACCGGATTGGGCAAAAGAAGTCAGTGACCTATGTTGATATCATTGCTGATAAAACCGTTGATCAAAAAATTGTTAAAGCCCTACGAAATAAAATTAATATCGCCTCACAAGTTATGGGCGAAGAGCTCAGATCATGGATTTAGTAGGATATACGCGCGAGGCGCAGTAAAATTCTAGATTTTAAGCGTTTCGATGTATTTTTGAAGCCCTTGTCGTTTCAATCGATTGATCGCTCGGATATAACCCCATTTT